TCCGTGATCGTTTTGCCGCCCTTGAAAATGACAACATTCAGAACAGTCGAAACTTCGCTGTTCTTGAACACAGTCCCCCTGCTGGAATCAATCCGCAAGGTGACAGCATCCTCTCCGTTCTTGCCATCCTTTCCGGTGATGGCTGTGATCTTGCTTGTTGATGCCGTGAAGGTATCCAGCACCCCGCCCAGCGTCAAGTGATTCGATGCCGGGTCAAGCAATTTGATGGATAGCTTGCTGACCGTGAAAAGTTGGTCAATGCCGTGGGGATTGCTTTTCACTTGAACCTTTGTGCCAATGTGAAAGGACGTAATGTCCTGCCCCAGCGTTGCCATATCAGCCGCCGTCAACTCAATGGTTTCAGGCAACTTGACAAGTCCTGCAAGGTATGCTTTGCCTTTCGTCAGCAGATTGTTTGCATCGGTCACATCGTCAAATATGACCGTCTTGACAATCAGGCCGAATTGTGCTTTCGCATCTTCATCCACAATGTAGTCAAGCCCAGCATTGACCTCTGCAATGGTCAGGCGTTCGTCCGTGTCTTTACCGTCTGCATCCTTCAGTTTCGCGCCCAGTGGGATGACCGCTGTTGCAATGTCCGCGCCCTTCCGAATGCGTTTCAAGTCCAGCAGATTCTTGCCGAATTCGATTTTTTGCGGAGCAAGCAGTGTGAAGTCTTGCAAATAGTCAATGTAATGCGCATCGCCTTCATGCCTGATTTGCAGATACCCGCCAAGCAGTTTGACCAGCTTGTCCTGCATTTCAGTCCATGTGTCGGTGTAGTCGATGTTTGACCGCACGATGTAGTCATTTGCGTCTGCAACCGTCACCTTGCCCAGCGTAAACCGCTTATCCGCATCCACTTGACTGTTGTGACTGTCCAGCAGCACAGCCAAGTATTCCGGGATACTGCCGGAAAAGTCATAGGGTCGCATGATACTGTCAAGCAAAAAGGCCATCTCCCCTTCACAGGTGACAGCCTTCTCATTATGCCAGCCTATTTCATCGTCAAGCACCCTTCCACGGAACAGCAGGTAATCGTCCTGATATACCGTGATGATGCTTTTCATCTTGTGAATCAGGCCATAATACGGATGGTTTGAAGGCACTGTGAATGTGAACGACCCGGTTTTGTTGACCTCCAATTCCACAGACGGATTGAACAACACAAGGTTTTCAAGTTTGCTGTGATACAGAAGCATGCTGTCACAATACACCCGGTACGTCATAGCACCGCCTCCTGCCATGTGAACGTGATCGTTCCTGTGCCTGTAACAGTGACAAGGTTCTCACCCTCCACAAGTTCCAATTCAGGAATAGTGAATGTCCCTGCCCGGTTCGTCCATATCCCTTCCCCGAAGGAAATTGTCATGTCCGACGTGGTGGTGATGGTCGGCACAGCACGTTTCCGCGCATTTGTCAAGATAATGGTCTGAGTGCCGTCAATTGTGACCGACATTATTGTCGGTTGCATCTTGTACTTGTACGGTTCACAGTCGCACTCAATGCTGATCCTGCCGATGGTCACTTCATTCTTGTAGGCCGATACAAAGCACCTGCCCACATAGAAGAAGGAAGGATCGTTGTCCAGCACAATCCTTCCCTTCTTCCCATGTATCTTGTTCTTGATGTCCGTAAACTGTGAGAGTTGTTCATTCCAGGGCTGAATGCTTTCAAAATCAAATCGGTGCTGCGCATTCGTGTATTTGGGTTCACCAAAGAAATCCGTGTAATCCAGTTCACCGTCTGCCCCTTCAATGTCGATGGTTTGCCGCTTGACTTCCGGCGAACCGATCTCCTTTCCAGTCAGCAGAATGTGAAGGTCACGGTAGGAGTGAAACCCAAGGAATGAAACCCCCTTCATATTTATCCCTCCAGCGCACTAACACGCGCTTCAAGGTCGTCCAAGTAAATGCCGTTTATTGCACCGCTGACTGACAAATCACCGTCCACACTTCCCGCGCCATGCACTGCAAGGTTTGTGCAATGCGCAGTGCCGCTAACAGACAATGAAGAAACTGCAACGTTATCCAAATCTGCAATCGCCGCTTGCAGATTTTCCGCTTTCAGCAGTCCTTCAATTTCCGTTTCTAATGCTTTAATCGTCACATAATCGGCTTGCAGTAAGATAAGACCATTCACTTTATCTACAACGATTCGCAATGAATCGTCCGTCTCCGTCAGCCACTTGTGCATGTGATCCATGCTTGACTTGTTCTTCCTTGTTGCACTCGCGTTTCTGTCCGTCAGCGTTTCCATAGGAAGGCCAAAGGTGTACTCAGACTTCTCCGGGTTTTCAATGTCCAGGTCAATCTTCGTACATACATCTTCCTTGTCCAGCCTATGCGGGGCGGAAACAAGTTTCACCGTATCGCCAAGCCTGATGCCGTCCACATCCGCTCCAACAGCGTGGAGGTCAACCGCTTTGATGGTCAGCGTTGTTTCTGCTGCCATCCGTTCCATGTGTTTCTGACCCAATTCAAGCAGTTCTTCCGGGTCTTCTACTTCGTCCCATGTATAGGTCTTGACAACTCGCCCATACTTTGCTATCAGCGCAGCATCCTCGATGTAATCCTTGCCGCCGTTCGCCTTCGCAATGCTTGTGTATTTTCCTTTTTTCGATCTGCCCAGCGGAATCAGTACAGAACAAACATCCATTGCATTGACATTGGTTTCAATATCCACAAGATTCACACCGAAATTGATTTCCTGTGAACATGTCTGATTGAACTTGTCCACATAATCAAGATAGCGAACACCATCTTCCCAGCGCACACGCAGATAGCCGTTGAACTCATTCAGCAGAAGCGACTTGATCTCTTCCAGCGTATTTGCGTAATTCTCGCTTTCAATCTTGACAGTATCCTCATCCGTCAGCGCAGTTATCAGCCCCACCGTGAATCGTTTGCTTTCCTCCACGTCTGCATTGTGGTTTTCAATCAGCATGGGAAGGTATTCTTTCGCGCTGCCATCGTACTTGTAAGGCCGCTGCATGCTGTCCAGCAGATAGGCCAATTCGCCCTCGCAGTGAACCTTCTTCTGATTGTAAAGGTCTGTCTCCGTTTCCAGAACACGACCACGGAAAATCACTTCATCATCCTGTTCAATGGTGACAACGGTTTTTAGTTTATGCAAACCATCATACATCACGTTACCCGGAAGCATCGTGAATGTCAGTGTTCCTGCCTTGTTTAACTCGTACTTTGCCTTGGGATACAGTACATGCAGTGCCATATCATCAGAGGAAGGGTCGTAAAAAACGACCCCATCCGCTTTCATTTTGTACATTACAGCATCGCCGTCCCTTCATAGGTTTTCTTGAAAGGCTCAACCTCTGCCGTCATCTTGACCATGACAGTCTTATCATTGACGCGCTCAGGATCACCAACCGTCACTCGCCCTTTGTAGTAGTGCATCGGGTCATCGTCAAGAGCGATTTCCTTCATCTGCCCGTGCAATTCCGAAAGAATGTCACTATAAACGGCAGACCAGTCTTCCCGGCCTGCCGTTGTGATGAACTCCAATTCGATTTTCCTGTTCTTGTACTGCACCTTTCCTGTCAGCGCCTCTGTCAAATCCATTGCACCATGCGCTCCTGGAATGTCCACATAATGCGTTTTCGGTTCAGGTGTACTGATTGCAGGAGGTTTCGTCAGCATCAAGCCCCAATCCCAATAGGAATGCTTGTTGTCAAATGTAATGCCTCGCATCTAATCACCCCCTCGAACTCAACTCATTTTGCCAGCCAAGCTGTAAGTTAATCTGAGGCATCAGCGATCCGACAAGCGTACCATCTTGCAGTTTTACATCACCCGTGGTGACATATCCGGTGATGGTGATATTACCAACGCCTTCAGACACACCTTCTTTTGCCGCTGCCGTTACATCAGTTTTCAATGTGGAAAGCTGTTGCAGAAGCGAACCAAACAAGGACATACTTCCGTTGTTTCCACCAACTCCGTCTGTGTCTAAGTTGTTCAGTTGCCAAAGGGGAGTCTGATATTTATTGTCGGTTTCATCCTCGGCAGGATCTTCAATCACAGACGGGTCTACGTTAAGTCCTGGAAACAAATCGTGCATAAACTGAACTAAAGGTGCACCTACATGATAGGTAAACCAATCCGTACCAGTAAGTTCATCTGTTGTCCCATTTTTCACAGCCTCTTTAATCTCCGGGTCTTTATTCACATACTGTCCTACTGGTGAACCTTCTTCTATTTGCTTTTTTGCATCCGTATACGCATCAAACGCACCAGTGGCAATCAAAGCCGTGCCTGCCGCAGGATGTCCGATATACAGCGCGATGCCGCCAAGTAGTACAAGCAAAGAGTCGAATGCCGCACGATTATCATTCCACCAACCAAGCAACCCTTGCAAACTGCCAAGAAAGACATCCAACCCGCCTGTCGCAAAATTGCTAAATGCTTCACCAAGATTCTTTAAGGCTTCCGGGTTTTCTGTTGCCCACTTGTCGAGCTTCTCCATGATCTCGCTGATTGCAGGAATCGTTTGAGTTGCAAACGTTTCAAAAACGCCACCTGTAAATGCGCCAGCAGCCTTTTGGTATGCGTCCTGCATACGCTGTGCCTGACCAGTCGCAGTATTCATCATGGCATCCATTCTGCCGTAATAAAAGCCGCCATCTTGCAATGCAGCATGTTTCATCGCCGCCATGAATTCCTCAGATGTTGCCATGATGGTAGGGTTTATCGTTCCCAAGCTCGATACATCATCTGATTCCCATACATCTTGACCGTCACGGTCGATAAAGGAAAAATAGTCAGCAAGAATCTGCCAAACATCAACTCCTCGTTCTGCGAACTGTTGGTTAGCTTCTTCCGCCTGGACTTTTCCCTTCGTCATAACCTGCATGATGCCCTTTGCAATGCTGCCAAATGCTGCGTTTTCGCCGTTTGACACATTGCCGATGATCGTAAGCAAATCAATAATATCTGTTGATTCTCTTATCTTTTTATTGCCAATCAGCATAATTGCGTTTGACATAACTTCATCCATAGAGTAGGGCGTGTCAATAGCAAACTGATGTAATTTGTTCAAAAATGCATCCGCCCCTGCGAAATCGAGACTCAGCATGTTTTGCAACTGGTTTCGCCACAAATCCATGTTCGCGTTGAACTCGTAGCCCGTCTGCAAGAAGCTCTTGCCAGCGTCATACACTTTGTTTGCTGCCTGTGTTGCCAGGTTGCCCATCATGACGCTCCATTTGGTCAAAGTGCTGGTGCCTTTTTCAGTTGCATCCTTTGTAGCCGTTTCAACTGCTTGCCCGGTTGTTTGAGTTGTAGTTTGAGTGCCATTCAACAGCGCGTCCAATTCTTGAACTTCTGTCATGACGGTATTGATGTTGTTCAATGCGTCTTGAATTTCAATCGTGATTTTACCAACAAGCGTAAATATATCCATGTTCCCACCGCCTTTCTTCCCCTCTTGACAAAAACCGATTTTTATGCATCATATAGGTATCACGATATAGGAGGTTGCCAACATGAAAAAGTTGTGTCCCTTTGTTTCGTTCCTTCTCACTCTCCTGCTTGTTTTCCATTGCGTTGCATCGGCTGAATCGGCAATGGATGAATACACCCAAATTATCGAAAATTGCCTTGCTGAAGGTATGACAATAGAAGAAATCGCAGTCTTTAGCCATCAGGCCAGCGCAGAAGTTATTTCTGGTTACAGCGACAATTATCTAAAAGTTCTCATTGCCATTATGCAGTTAGAACTTAGAAGCCGTGGCAATGTGCAAGGTGAAGTTGTAGTGCCCATGGGTGAATACGTTGTCGGTGTAGACATTCCGGCAGGAACATACACCGTCACAGCAGGACAGAGGTATTGCAGTTTGGAAATCTACACAAACGGGAAACTTGTTCACGACTTCGATATGCTTTCCGGTGGCTCGGTTGGAAAAGTAACGCTAAAAAACAATCAAGTTGTCTGCGTTGAATACGACAGCATGACTTTCGCACCATACAAGGGCTTAGGTTTCTAACTGAAAGGGACGGCGATTTGCCGTCCCTTTTCTTTACCTCACATTGCCCCTTCTAACATGTTCCCACCTGTCAGCCAGCCCAGTATCAACAGCAGGAAGCAACGCCCCCACCATCGCCCCGGAATCAAGCTGAACCATTTTCGGCATGTTCCTCCGCAGGAATTCAAGCAAGAGCCTGTTCTGCTCCATGATGATCTGCCCGATATTCCCTGTCTCATTGCGCACAGCAGTAGAAACATAGTCCATCATCTTTGCCACAGGAAGCACCGCTTCTGCACCAGCCTCACCCACGCCCTGCAAGCCATTCCGGGTATTGAAGATGGTGGGCTTTGTGAAAATCGCGCCTTCAGCATTCCACTTCACGTCAAAGGAAGGCATTTTGCCTTTTCCAGCGATGCCGTAAGGAGCTTTGCCGCCGCTGACAGAAATCTTCGGTATCTTCAGATTGGAGAAAATCTTGCCGATTTTCAGCGGGAAGAATCCCTTGATCTTGTCCACGACTTTGCCCACCGATTTCCCTGCCGATTCGATCTTGTCCGAAATGGATTTGCGAATATCCTCAAACCACTTCTTCACCTTCCCGGCAGCATCTTTCAGGTCGTTGAACTTGTTTTTAATGCCCGTAATCGCAGTTGAACAGGCAGATTTGAGCTTGTTCCACAAATCAATCCAGAACTGTCTGAATCCCTTATTGTTGTTCCACAAATAGATGAATCCTGCCACCAGTCCAGCCAACAGGGAAATCACAAGCCCAATCGGATTCGCCCTCAGAGCCGCATTGAACAGGATCACCGCCGCGCGGGTTGCCATGATCGCTGTTTTCGCAGCCGCCATGATCTTGCCCCAATTCATGATGAGTAGAAAAGACCCAGTGCTGACAGTAACAGCGATGATAGCCGCCTTCCATTTGTCCACGGTATCCTTGTTGTCAGCTATCCACTTCTTCATGTCCTTGACCTTGTTGACAAGATTCTGAATGTGTGGTATAGCCGCCTCCGCCATGCCCGCAACCTTGTTTTTGATTGCCGTGAGGATGGGTTCACCAACACGGCCCAATTCAGCCATTGCATCCGTGAGCCGCTCCTGGGCTTTTCGGGCCTCCATCACGTCCTTGTTTGTGGCCTGGTATTGCGTTGCCGCTTCCCCGTAGGTATCCTTCAAGGTCTTCATGATGAGGTCTTGCCGTTCTTCCTCATTGGAGCATTTTTCAAGTTTTTTGTTGAAATCCTCCACGGAAATTCCAGCCCATTCCAATCCGTCTGCGAGGCTGCCCTGCACCTCTCCGAGGGCACTTGTGTGCCCGATTGCCTCGTACAACCCCTCAAGGGGAAGGCTTGCGCCGTAACTGGCGAAAATCCCTGTGCCAATTTTCGTCAGCTCGTTCATTTCCTTTTCGTTGTCAGCAATCAGGGCAATGTGCTGTGCCGCTTCCACAGCCTGCTCCGTGTCACCCAGCACCGCATTCAGTTCTGAATAGGTGCTTTTAGCCTCCGCAGAGGAATGCCCAGCGGATTGAAACGCGCTGTCAAGCAAGCCCATCTGCGCACGGTATTCCCTCGTTCCTTCCGTTACAGCAAGCATCGCACCACCAATAGCCGCACCGACAACGCCCATGCCCCGCATGATCCCCGCTGCCGCCGTACCTATCTTATTGAAATGCGATTCAACTTCCTGCGTTGTCATGCCAGCCCTTCTTGCAATGTCATCAAGGGTTCTGTTCGCCCTCGTCCCGTCAATCGCTATCTCCCCGAACAGACGAAATAGATTCATCCTGCTCACCTCCGCCATCTGGACGGAAAGAGGCCATGATATTCATCGTCTCATTCAAAATGTCCAGAGTATCTTGTCGCGTTGGTGCTGCATTATGTTGTTTATCATTCAGGGACTCGCGGAATTCTTTCCAGGATCGTTCCCAATCCTTATGTAACCACCATTCCCACAGGGCTTTTTCTTCCAGTTCCTCATTGACCGTCTTGATAATCTCGCTCACGAATCTGTAAAGCTGACCCGTCATCAGCATATTGTCCAGCAGTTCCATTGGGTTTGCATACCGCTGATACAATACGTCAAAGAACTTTACATCATCCGCTTGACAGATTCGTAAGCCTGCTTGAAAAAATCCACGAAATTCTCATCCTTGACAACAGTCATGAACATGTCAAGATATTCAACCGCGCCCTTTTCCTTGATCTCCTCTTCAGGCATGTCGTACAGCTTGGAAAGCAGTCTGCAAATACTGCCCTCGCAGAATTCAAGCCGTTCAAGTACCACATCAATCACGCCAAGGAAAATGAGCTGACCCAGCATTTCCGCATTCTCTGAACTGGTATTTTCGCGGGCTTCCTTCACGTCCGGCGCGTCCCAGCAGCGCATCAGATTCTTTACACCCAGCTTGCCAATGATGCTCGTCATCAGGAAAATATCCGTTCCCTTCAAAGGGCGGGGAGTACGCTTGTTTTCAACTTCACTCATCTTCTTTGTCCCTCCTATTCAAAGAAAAGGGCAGGAGAAATCCCCTGCCCTTGATTCGTTACGCCGTAGCCTTCGGATAGTAAATCTTCCAGGGCAGCTTGTTCAGGTTCACGTCATTGATGCTTGCATGGCATTCAAAGGTGTACTTGTTCACGCCGCTTTCCTCGTTCTTGCCCTCGTTCTCCATGCCGGAGGAACACAGGGGATTGCCCATGATGATGATAATGTTCTTGCCCTTCAGGGTCTTGCCCACAAAGGCAATGTTCTCCCAGAAGTGTTCAGGCAGCACTTCGCCAGCAGACTCAATCAGATCATAGGTGGTGTCCTCAGAAGTGCCAGCCTTGCCCAGCGTAGAAGTCTGAATCAGATCCTTCGTTATCTCAATCATGTTGATTTCCATCTTGGCATCTTCGCCAATCTGGGTGGCGGTTTCCTTCAGCTTCGTACCCACGCCGTCAATAGGCGGATAGTACAACTTGGGGACAACAGACCACTTGTTGCCACCGGAAGTCGCGCCGATGCAAGATTCAGCGAGATTCCAGCCTTTATCCTTCTCGTACTTCAGATTCTTGTGAATCGTGCCAGCACCAAGAGGAATCTGCTCAGGAGTCTTGGCGGAAACGCCGTTCATGCCTTCCAACATCTCAATTCACCTTCCATTCTTGAATATTCAGATTGATTTTGATGGATTTCCAACCCGCAACGCCCGTAGGCACGACCATTGCAGAGTCATAGAAAATGGCAACCCCCGTCCCATCGTCAAGGATTGCCGTTGTAGAGATACCTTTTTCGATTTTCTCTTTGTAGGTTTCAAGGTTCAACCATGAGCCGCTTGTATAGCCGCGCAGGATGAACGTGGTTTTCTGATGCCCGTTTTCCGTCCGCGTAGGGGATGGATTTTCGATGTACTGCCCCACGAAATAGTCATCAGGCGGATACTCTGCCCATTCCATGAAGGAATAAGGGAGGCCCAGGCTCAGAATTCGATTGTTGACAAATTCAAGCGTTGCAGCCCTCATCAGGCAAGTCCCTCCCTTTGCAGTCTTTCAAAATTCGCAACCACACTCGGCTTGGTTTGGATGAACGCATTTTCCAGCGTGTAGGAAGGATCGCGACCATTGGATGCAATGGCATTAGAGCCGTACCTTTCGTGAATGTAAGCAGCCGCGCTTTTCGCATCCGCTTCCGTCGCGTAATGAGTGCTTTCCGGGCCATCATACGGTTCACCCTCATTGTAGACCCACCAATCCTGACGGCCTTGCTTGCCGCCATTCTTGCGTGTATCTGCATGAGAACCTGTGCCGTATTCCTCCCAGTATCCCTCTTCCTTTGTCGTGCCAACGTAGCACACGCCAGCCGCTTCGTCTACTTCGCTCTTGTAGGAACCTCGCAGGGCTTGTCCTGCATCGCCATCCAACTGAACGTGACGGTTCGCATGGGCAGCAACCTCAAAACCAGCTTCTTTCAAGCCTTGAATAGCAGCTTGCGTCAGCTTTGCCTTGACCTGATAGCTGTTGTCAATGAATTGTACAGCCATATTACCGCCCCCCGGTGTATTTCAGGTAGATTTCCCACTGTGAGCCTTCTTCCAGTTCCATTGGATTGTCCAGGAGCATGATGTCATACACCTTCCCATTGACAACCATACGGCTGTTCTCAGCCGTGATTCGACTGTCCAGCGGTACATAATCGCCAATGAAGATGTGGGTTGACTCCTGAATCTTGGCATGGAAGCTGGAATAGCTCGACTTGCCAGCCGCAAGGTCAAGCCAGCCGCGCAAGGTCTGCACGTCTGCCCATTCCTGCACCTGTTCGCCAATGGCATTGCGAGTGGTGGTGCTGACCTGAATGATGGCCTTCATGTTTCCACAAATGCCTCTCATTTGCCGATGCCCCCTCCGAATCTGGCTTTCATATACGGTTTGAGGAACTGCACCAGCGATGCCGGATAACCCAGCGCGGAATTCCATTCATCCAGGTTGATGTAGTTGACCGTGTGGCGGGAGATGGTTTCAGACTGGATACCAGCCTTCGTCCTGTTTTCAAGCTCCCACGTCATCATGTTGACAACACCCATCTTCACATCAGCCGGATAGCGAACCAGCGTAATGTAGCAATCAATATCGTCACGGGTCTTCTCATTCACCATGAAGGTAGTGTCATCCGTGACTTTCTGCACCGTGTACAGGCCATCATTCTTCGCGCTGCCGCTGATCTGGATGGTATCTCCAGCCTCATACGGAATGAGTGCTTCCGACATGAAAACACCAGCTACCACATCCGCCACAATACCCGTGCCGCGCACCTGGAAATTGTTGTGCGTGTAACCGCGAATCTGCTGTTCAATGCCTGCCAGTTTGGCTTCCAGGCATTCATCCGTTTCGTCCGTCTGGATAAACTTTCTCAGTTCCTCAACCGTCATAATCATGCCAGCACGTCCTTAATGGCCTTGATGATATCGGCCTTTTTTCTTGCATTGCCCAGCTTAATACCAACGGATTCTGCCGTGGCTTTAAGCTCATTCAGCGTCATTTCTTCCAGCCCGTCAATCCTCACAGGCTCTTCCTGGGACGGTTCTTCCTCCTGCTCCGTCTTCACAGGCTCTTCCTGCTTGCCGATGCTGTCCAGCGAGTGAGGATACTTCGCCCTCAGAGAAAGCAACGAAAGGGTCTGTGTGGGAACGGAAGCCAGTTTGACTTCCGCCCCCACCGTATAACCCTTTCCCTCATCGCGGAAAGCATAGGTTTTTCCGTTATGGAGCAAGTAAGGAAGACCGTCAGCAATTACAAATCGCATCATGGTCTTCTCTCCTTTTATCGACCATCACCCGACAAGTCGGGCGGTGGCTACACTCGGTCAACGCTTGCGTTGACTCTCGTTAGTCGGCTTTGCCGACCTCATTTTAGCCGTTGGTCTTAATCAGACCCATCTTGATGTTCTTGGGGTTGAACTTCAGCGCCCAGTTGGCCTTGTTGCCCAGTTCCGCAAAGGTCGGAGACTCGTTCACAACGTTGTCAGCCGCGAAGGACAGACCGTTGGGATGCAG